GCTTTGGAGAATTCCTTATAGATGTACACAGTCGCGGCGATGCACGCCACGATGGCCACGATCGTGAGAGTCTCTCGGTCGAAGGACAACATATTTATGTAATAGAAACGTTGAATCTTTTTAAGTAGATATAATTGCGCCCATATGTGTTTGTTTGTTTTGTGGGCATGGGTAACCTTTTTCTGCAAATTGCACCTCCTGATAATGTCCCTCTTTACATGGGGCATTCGGTGCGATGAAATTTTCGAGCGTCCTGGATTTTGGATCGTACGTGAGTACGAATACAAATCCTAGAAGAAACAAATACTTCCACAGCATTTGTTATTAACGTGTAAATAAATTTAGTTCGAGTACATCAAACCACCCATACCATTCTCGATGCGGAGGATGTTGTAGTTCACGGCATACACGTCTTGTCCCGCGGTGAAAGAACCACCGGTAGACACGAGGCGCGCGGAATCCAATCGGCTGAAGTTAAGAGAACCGGTTGGTTGCAACTTGGATGTTTCGAGGCAGAATGGGTACAAGAAGTAGTTACCCGCATCACCTTCGATGGACGAAGCCGTGGTGTGATAGTACAGAGACGTTTCCGTGTAGTGTGGCACAGTTGGCTTGGAATCCGTGACATCCGTACCGTTAATTTGGAGCTTAATGCTACCCGTGGCAATACCCAAAGCTGTGGCATCAAACACATTGGACGACGCCAAGAGCTTGATTGGGTGATTGAAGTTAAGTTCTTGTATAGCACTACCGGATGCGATAGACTTTTGGGTTTGGGTGATCACCATGTTTTGTGGGAGCGACGCCAAAGTGGTGCGTTCATCGGTATCCAAGTAGATGTACTGTGCGTGCACTTCATAATCATTCGCCGCTGGCGTGTTCCACGTGATACGCAATTCCACGTCGTGGTACTGGAGTGCGATCAATGGGATCGCGGATTGCCAGTTTTCACAGAAAGAGAAGCGAAGTGGATAGAATCGAGTGGTGCTCGTAGAAGAGCGGTCTGGACCCTTGCTTGTGTTTTGAGCCATGATAGTTGGTGCGATGTACTGGGAGAAATGCGATGTTTGATCATCAATGACTTGACCACCAATCAAGAGTTCGACCTTCTTGATTCGGCTCGCCCATTGCGCCTTGGTGAGCGCAGCTGGGGTACGTTGCGTGATGTAGCAGTAACCGAGGAGATCACCCTTGCGTTCGAAACGAACGGTGGAGATACCACCCGCAGTTGGGGTGCCCTGGAGCACTTGGCGCTCCACAGTTTGGGCGAAGTTCGTGTGACGACGATAGTTAGAGCGGAAGAAGCTGACTTCGGGTTGACCGACGAGATGCGCATCTTGGGCACCGACGGCGACGAGTTGGGCAATACCACCAGACATTTTATATATATTGAGGTTATTTTTTTATGTGGGGTTATCACATGAATAAACATACCATTGCTCTGATGTTATCTACCATCGCTGGGTATGCATATTATCAAATCATGGAGGCATCGTTACCAACCGAGTCGAACTGTAGTTACATGGCGGCACCTGTGACGGATCTGTTGGCGTTTATCTGGGGTTTCGTGCTCGTGGCGTACGGATTTCAATACGATAACGCGATTTTGACGTTCATGGGTGCGAGTATCGTCGTCGAACACGTGTTTCAGTTGAAAAGAAAGGTATAATTTTTACAATCTGGAGAGATTCTAAAAATTAACGGGAGGATGATTCGAACATCCGACTTCCGGGTGACCTGATAAAACACGTGTGTTTTATGGGCCCGACACGCTAAACCTCTGCGTCATCCCGTTTGCACCAAAGGAGATTTGAACTCCTGGCCTCGCGCTTACTAAACGCGCGCTCTACCCCTGAGCTATTGGTGCCTTTTTGAATTAATAACTCCGTCTCGGGGTTTCGATCCCCGTACTTTGAGGTTAACAGCCCCACACTCTTCCGATTGAGTTAAGACGGAATGGGTCCGGCCTACCCGATTCGAACGGGTGACCCATGGAGGATTCATTTCATACCACTACAATCCATTGCTCTTCCATCTGAGCTAAGGCCGGATAAAGCTCCCACCTGTATTCGAAACAGGGTTGTTGGATTTGCTTCAATATTATTCAAAGTCCAAAGTGATGACCACTACACTATGAGAGCTTGGGTTGAAGAGGGGTTCAAACCCCCACTTCATTAGTATTACTTTCCTTTTCTTTAAGCTCTTTTGTATATTTAAAATGATACATCACTAATGAGAATAAACCCGCCGCCACATTTGTGATGGTCATGGGTACTACCTCGTAATGTATGGAATACACGAGTGCAAACACACTCGCGAGAAGATTTAGGTGTAAAAAAGAGTAATTTATTGCCTTCGCGTCGTGATTTTTATAAACGTGTATGACTTCCGGAATAAACATGATGGTTATGAGTATCGAACTCGCGAACCCAAACACATCTATGATGTTCATTTCGACTTCTTTAATTCATCGATTTCTAGTTTAAGCTCTTTTATGGCTTCTATGAGAAGACTCACCATGTTCCCATATGAAACAGAGTAATTCGTGTCTTCCGAACCGTGTACGACCTCTGGAAGCACGGTCATGACTTCTTGTGCGAGAACACCCGTGTGTGTTTTATCATCATCTGTATCTGTTCGCTTATACGTGTATCCGTTTATGGAACACACTTTGTTGAGTGGATCTTTAATTTTAGATATATCAGTTTTTACTCTTTTATCTGAGTATGCTGTTACGTCACCAGTTGCGAGAATATTACCACTCACGTGAAGTTTTTCGCCATATCGGGTCGTATGGGCCACTCCACACCCATGAGGTTTCCGTCCTCGTCGAGGTCGGGTGAAGACATGCCCGGAAGGTCCCTGAGGTGTTGGCGGTAACGACCCCACTGTTTACGTTTTTCGTCATTTATGGGGTAATCTGGTGTGACATACTTATCGGTCGTGTTTATGAGTGCATCCCTTTCTGCACGAAGCTTTTTCATGGCGTCTTCTTTACGTTGACGCTCTGCTTCCATTTGAGCCAGTTGTTCGGGGGTTGGAAGAACGGGTTCCTCGTCCATTTATATTATATTCGCACAATTTTTTTATATTAGACAAAGGTTATGATAACTTTACCGTCAACGTTGTCGGTTTGATTTAATTCTGTAAATTGGAAGGTTACCGAACTATCGAAGTAAGATCCACCGCCACCACCGAAACCACTGGCGCTCGTCCCACCACCACCTCCACCCGAGTATCCACCACCTCCACCTCCACCCGAATAAGAACCACCGCCACCACCGAAACCACCATTTACACCATTGTTAGTACCATCGCTATAACCAGTTCCACCGTAACCACCACTTAAAAAACGGGTACCTCCGGCTGCAAAACCTGGGCTGTCTAAACCATTACCTAACCATCCCGCACCAGCACCACTATAACTACCATCCTCACCCCCATTACCATCGGTACCTCCGGCACCAGGATTAGTACGATTACCTCCAGTACCATTTATAGAGTTGACATTTGGATCGGCGCTCGTTGGTCGTGCATATTGACCACTACCACCCCCACCACCTGCAGCAATCAAAAGTCTTGATGTGGTACTGTTATACACAAACGTACCACCACCACCTCCTCCGCCGCGTGAACTATTTGGATTATTGACCCCCATTTGCCCCACGAGAATTCTAATGTAGTCACCTTTGTTGAGATTAAATCTACCCCTGATTCTAGCCCCTCTACCACCATACTCTATTGTACTCGTACCCGAGAGGTAAGCATAGCCACCAGTAGCACCGTACGCATCGATTTGATACGTCCCAGTTTGAGGTACAGTCCATTGTTGAATACCAGTGTACGGCGTCACGGTAAAATAATTGACATTGTCGGTCCAACTGGGTGTGTACGCACTTCTAAGCTGTGTGAGTGTGGGACCGGTTCGACCCGTTTGGCCCGCATTGGTGAACGTGTGTGAACTGAATTCATATAATCTGTCAATAGTCTCGATCGTAAACGTCAAATCCGTATACGCAGACGTATCCCCTGTATCCGTCGCTCGGATGGTCACGGTACTCTGGGTTCCACCAGATTCCGTACTCGTTCCAGAAATGCTACTCCCCGAGAGTGCGAGTCCACCCGGAAGACTTCCCACTACCGAATAACTGACGGACGAACCACCGAGGAAATCCGTCGCGGATAATGTGAGTGTAGTGGACTGCGACGTATAGAAAGTCTGTGTACTCCCACTCGCCGGGGACGACCAAGTTGGGTTCCCAAACCCAAGTGTCGTTGTACTCTTAGTTGTGAGTCCAGACCCATTCGTCACGACAATCCTATAAGGTCTGTTTTCGAGTTGACCCGACACCAAGGTACCTATTGTGAACCGAATGGTCTCAGTATCAACAAACGTAAAATTGGTTATATCGTACAAAGTTCCGTTGGCCCCTTCGAGTTGAACACTAGTCTGAGCATCAAAAAATGTACCGGTGACCGTGATGACCTCAGTCGTCACATCGGCGTATGTGGCTGGGTTGGGACTGAACGAAACTATACTCGGAGGCGTCGCGATGGAAGTCCATCCACCCGTTGTGTACGTTTCAAAATAATCAGTCGTAGAATTGTATCTAAGCATACCCACGACACTCGAGGCTGGACGTTCGTCGGTCGTACCTGTGGGTACGATGAGTGCATCCGTGGATTTTACATCGAGAGTCGCCCTCGGTTCCACGTTTGAACCGATGGTCATTTTGTGAGTGGAGTATATGTTACTCCCAATCTCGTTCCATGCATCGGCGGCGGATTGCACTTCGTAATCTTCGTCGTCATCCACAAAAATATCCGAAATTTCTTTGGTATCATCGATACTTTTCGTGTACGCTTTCCAGTGTTGAAGTTGTAAATCTGCGAGTGCCGTGATACCGTCGTTAGGGAATCGTTGTTGTGCGTATGTGAGTGCATCGGTTCTAACATCTGCCTCATTCGTGACATTTTCGACGTTAGCGATCGCGAGTTCACGAACGACTTTAGGGACTTTATCGACTTTACGGCGTTTAAACTTCATTTTACCGTTTTCAAAAGCAATCTTTGTTCGGTCACCGATCCACATGGAATTGTTCGAAACGAACAAATCCCTTATTTTGAATTCGGGTGAACCGATATCATACACGTCATTCGCCGACGGTATGATGTGCCCACCCATGGCGTAATCCCCGCGAACATCTAGCGTGGACAAGGGGGTATCCGTGCCTATACCTATCTTGCTGGTCGTTGTGTCCACAAAAAGATTAGACGTACCCACTTGAAGATTTGAACTGAACGTTTTAACGCCACCTATGGTTAAATCGGAAGACTCCAGATTATCGATTCTGGTCGCATTGGACGACAAATCTGTGGTGAGATTATCAATTCTGGACGCATTAGATGACAAATCCGTGATGACATTATCGATTCTGGTCGCATTGGACGACAAATCCGTGATGACATTATCGATTCTGGTCGCATTGGACGACAAATCCGCGATGACATTATCGATTCTGGTCGCATTGGACGACAAATCCGCGATGACATTATCGATTCTGGTCGCATTGGACGACAAATCCGTGATGACATTATCGATTCTGGTCGCATTGGACGACAAATCCGTGATGACATTATCGATTCTGGTCGCATTGGACGACAAATCCGTGATGACATTATCGATTCTGGTCGCATTGGACGATAAATCCGTGATGAGATTATCAATTCTGGACGCATTAGATGACAAATCCGCGATGACATTATCGATTCTGATGACGTTAGACGCGAAATCAGAAACATTTGAAGATTGGATGTTTGTTAACGCGGAGCCGTCGCCCGAGAAATATGTGGCTTGTATGTTCCCAACCACGTGTAATTCACTCGAGGCATCCGTCGTACCTATACCGACGTTTGCCGTGTTATAGTACAGCGTGTCTGGATCCTTGATCCAATACGAAGAATCAGCCCCACCGTATTCGATACCATTTTGGTAAATAGTACCGGTGATATGTATGTCTCCAACCACATCTAATTCATATTCCGGTGAAACTTTGTTTATACCGACGTAACCGTTTACCGTGTCTACAGAGAGATTAGAATTCCCCACGATAAAATTTGATTGAATGTACGCATTACCCGCGGTGACTAACACGTTGGAAGCCGCGTCATCCATGTGTACAGCTCCACCAATGGAAAGTTTGTATGAAGGTGCTGCGTTCGCTATGCCAACTCTCGATAAGGTTGTGAGCGATGTACCCGTATTGTTAAATTTAACCGTGTTTGTGGTCGTAGCACCTATGTCCGTAACCTCTTGTAAAGTGGCGTTGAGTGTGTAGTCTTCACCCACCGGGTCATATCCGGCGGAACCTTCTATGATTCTCAGTGTGCTGGTGGTGTGGTTTTTTTCATAGATATTTGAAAATTGTCCCGAATTGCCTAGGTAAGGCATCGCTACTACTATTAATTACCAAATAAAATACCAGCCATACCATTCTTCACCTTGAGAATGTTATAGTTGACCGCGTATACAGTTATCTTTTCTCCTGTTCTGTTCAATCCTCTTTGGACATTTCTGAGTGTGATCTTCGCGTCGTCGAGGCGACTGAAATTACACGTACCCGTGGGTGTGTAACTCGAGGCGTTCTTACAGAAATGGAAGGCGTAGTACCTCGTGTAGAACGGGCAGTTTTCGTTTTCATCGAACTGGTTGATCCCGAACTTACTGTGTTTGTAGTTTTGAATGGAGTGAAAGTAGAGCGGAGACATATTTTCCACAAGAGCAGTGGAGTTGAGGTAGATATCCGCCGTATCGAACGTGAACTTATCGTTGAGAAGAATACCACTCTTCGTGGGGTGTCCGAAAAATAGGGACTTCACGGGGTGATTGAAGAACGAGATGTCGAGATTATCGGACGTGTCGTACGTTTGTTTTTGTACTTGGGTGACGATGAAGTCGTGCGGCGTGTCCACGAAGAATTTACGTTCTTCTGTGTCGAGATACACGTAATTCCCGTAAAGTTTTATGTCGACGGCTTGTGTTGCGTCCGCAAAATCTATTCTGAGCTCGATTTGGTGGTACTGAAGAGCGAGGAGGGGCAAGAACATCTCGTGATCGCAAAAGTAAAAGTGGAGAGGAAGGAACCGGGTGTTCGACGTCGAGGTCGCGTTGTTAATTTCCTGGGACTTCGTGTACGTCTCGGCCATGTAGTTCTGCCAGATATCGGCTATGAAATCGAATGGTTGGGAATCAACCTTGGTTCCACCGATGTAGAGATGGAAAGTGGCACCCGTGAACTTTGATACGATGTCTTCACCCTCGAGCCAGAGTCCGTCGAGAAGATCCCCGTAGGACGGGATGATCACGGTGGAATCTTTATTCGTGATGACCTTGATGAGCTTTGGCGCTTGGGAAAAGTTTTTGTGTCTCGTGTACTTGGTTCTGAAGAGGGAAACACCCGCGGAATTCGTGATGTATGCGTCCTGGGCGCCTTTCGCGGCGAGTTGAATGAGTGAACCAGACATATCTAATATTGGGGGAGGTTTTCTTTGCGGCGAGGAACACTCACTCACCGGAGAGAAAATGGGTAGTTAGTTATTAGGGTGTATTTCAATCCCCTTTCTACTATAATATTCGCGTTATGTTCATGAAGTTCCCTAAAATCACCTTCTTCGTACGTATTGAACTACACCGAAACGATTTTGATTTCTTCAATGTCCATCTTGACTTGATCGAACACGAGATTTTCGACGAGCGTGGAATCGTATAAAAAGTCATTGACGTTGATACCAAGACTCGTGCCGAGCTTACACGCTGTTACCATCTATGGTTTCATTCAATCTTTGGTAAATACACCTTTTGTGCTCTGGGATTTGCGTCCAGTACACAAAGTGAGCGGGAAAGGCATCTATTATGATGACGACATTTAAAAGTTAAGGGTAATTAGCCACAATGGTACGTCACGCCCACAAAGGCGGCTATATATACTTCTTCATTTGCTAACAATTTAGTCGTATACTCCTCCTCTGATATCTGGGTGCCATCTGGTAGGAGGTATCGGACTTTGTATTGTGCTTCAGTTTCACCGGAATCTTCCCATTGGATCTGACCGTATTCGTCGAGGATATTAACATTTTCTTCATATTGTTCGAGTTTATAATCTGATTGAGTATCTGGTTCTAATTTATTATATTCGGATTCTTTTATAAAGTTTTCACCATATCTATAGTAGTTTACAGTTTTAAGTTCTTTTTTAATACTATACTTTATTCTCGGTGTCACGGTAAAATCACAATTCATGGTTATCTTAGCCACTGTATAATTTGCTAAAAACTCCGAATCTTGTTTCATACCGTATCCAGGGATGTTAGAAGATGTCACGTAATCACCCGATTCGAGTGGTCCATTTTGATTAGAAATCCACATGGCACCTTCACCGATAGAGTTAATGAATATCCTATCGTCACCCTCTTCTTTATATAATACCGACGTAATTCGACCATACTTGTCTTCTCTATATTCTGGATCTTCGGAGCCTGATATAACGCCGAACACACTTTTATCATACGCCCTATTCGTGACAGAAACGTATGGGATAGTCTCGTTAATCGTTATAGCTTCTAACCCTCGCTCAACTTTGTTGTTGACTTTTATGTTTTCATTGTTATTTGCTGAGACAATGAGTCCTATAAATGTTTTTATGTTTATGGGGTTTACACCTTTAACTATATTCCTGTGTTGACCAGTGAAAGTATTAGCATTAACTTTTGCTCCCTTTGATTCGTCATTTTCGAACATAATGGTCAGCTTTACAGGATTCCCAGTGTATTCTGTGTTCGACAACCAGTATAAGTTTGTGTTCCAAGTATCGATCGCATTCCCAGCAATATACCAATTACCGCCACCACGATACCATCTACAGTATGATGAATACGTATAACCATCTATTCTGATGTCTTCATTTGAATGTATTGTAAAAGGCGTGCTAGGGTTAGTCGTACCTATGCCAACGTTGCCCCTAACGACGGCCGACCCCCGCACATCCAACTGCGCCCTCGGTGTCGTGCCTCCCAAACAGAGAGCCGTATCGGTGAGATTGATGGCCTTCCCGGTGCGTCCGAGAGCGTACTCCATTGCGACCTCTTCGGCCGTGAGGGCGACACCACTCCATATTTTAAAGTTGGAGATGGAACCTTGAAAATTTTGACTTCCACTCCCGTTCGAACCGATAAATATTTCAGCATCATATAAGTTCAGGTTGTCACCATAGTTGGCACCACCGGTCGTTAACGTTTGTTTAACATTATCAACGTAAATTTGTCTACCGGTACCACTTCCGTTATATGTGAATACTACATGATGCCACGTAAATTCAGAAGGTTTCGTAATTTCAACGCGATTGCTTCTGAAATCAAATCCAACAATAGCATCATGAGACGAAATATCAATTCTCTCGTTATCTTGGGATCTTCCCATAAAAACCCACATTTCATAATCACTACTTTCTGCCTGTCCCTGATAAATCCAAAATGAAATACTCAAAGTAGCATTTCCGGAGATACCAGGAGGTGAATTTGTCTTGATATAATCCCCTGTGCCATCAAACGTGAACGCCCGGTCTGTGGATGAGTACGTCGCATTACCCTTGAGTGTCCCACCATTCCCCTCACCCGAAATGTCCACCACCGTCGTCGTCGAGACCGCCGAATCCACCGTGGTATCGTAGTGGACCACGAGGGACTCCGCCCGTGGTGTCTCCGCCCCGGCGGCGTGTCCGGAAACACGCGGGAGGGTCAGAGCCTTACCCAATGTGAGGTGTCCGTCCTCGAGAGAGGAGGGGGCGGGGGTACCAAAGAACTTGAGTCCACCAACGGACATCGCAATAGATCCAGCGTTGTGAGTAACGTGAAATACGTAATATTTGTATGGTGGATGGGAAGTATCGATTGTGTTAGTTGTTCCAGGATCCTGACTCCCAGTTTGGTTCGTAACTGTTTTCAATATATACCAATTGCTATCATCGTTTGAACCAATGATTCTAAATCCGGTTGGGTTTTGTTCATCACTTCCAGGTGCTCCTGTGTAATTGTATCGTCCTTGTACAACTAAATTATCAAGTTTGAATTTATGTGGAAACTCTATTTTCAACCATTCACCACCAACAGGGCTTGAATCTGAATTTGCTTGGAATGACATTATACCGGTATATATGCCATCAGTACCGCCATACCGATGGTCGGTGCTGGAATGAGCTGGATTCCAATAATTATCATTAGTCGCATCATTAATATCATCGAATACTTTCCAAGCTTGTGCTCCACCGACACCATTATTTGATCCTTCAGAACTCTGACTCACTCTGAACACCCCATGTCCCTCCATGTAGTTCTCAAAACCAGTCATCGCCTTCGGTGGATACTCCTGCAAAGTCTCGTTCCCCGCAACCTCGAATCTGGACGTCGGGTGGGCCACGCCCACCCCCAAGTTGCCCTTGTGGAGGGCCACCAAGTTTTGGCGGTGTCCAAAGCGGGGGGCGTCGTATTCATAGAGTTCCCGGACCTGGTCGGCATTGAGGGCCTTCCCAAAGAGGCGGAAGTTGGAGATGGAACCGTCAAGTGGATCTACACCTGAGTCAGCAGGTCTATGACCTATAATAATGCTTGTATTTTGAGGTAAACTTAATTGTGTACCACTTGTATAAGAACCACTAAGTTTTTGAGAATTCAAGTATATATCATCTTGTGCATTTGCTTTTTTCACAACGACAATGTGATACCATCTATCTTTCATGAGGGAAGCATAACCTCGTGTATTCGCACCGCCGCCAGATATAGAAGTTTGAAAATATCCAGATGTATTGTAATAGAATGCGGTTGTGTCATAGCTTGTGGTTTCGGGTCCTATTTGGTAAAAATGTACGTTTTTTAAAGTGTCTATCTTAACCCAAAATGAAGTTGAATGTGTCCAATCTCCAGACTGATTAGTTATACTTCCTGTAATTTTAGCATTCTGAGTTCCATCAAACGTGAACGCATTGTACTCCGTGTCGAAACCCATGCCACTTTCTAGTGTCCCCGTTACCCCCGAGCCTGAGAGGTCATAGACATTCGAACTGTCCGCGAAGCTGTACGAATTACTGTCGTTGGCGTCCCAGTACACCTCGAGGTGCTGCTGCCCGGGCTTGTTCGGGATGCTCCGGTGAACCACGTCCACGGAGGTGTCGCCTTCTTCGGTGCCGTAGAGTTCCCATTCACCAACAGATATACCTGACGACAAATCATATCTTTCCGTGGCTACATACGCGAAATACTTAAAATATCGTATTTCATTAATCACATGAACTTGGGGTGTGTGTCTATCCGGAATGTATTGTTCCGTGTAGGAATATAATCGTGTCCACGTGTCCGATGCATTCCTTTTTCCATAAAAGACACCGCCTTTCGGCACGTGTACGTAATTAAATTGTGTCCACAGATGTGTTTCTTTCAACTTAATAGGTTTGGGTAATTCGATCGTAATCCACTCACCCAAGACGGTTTCACTCGAAAGTCTTTCAGTTCCTACGTATGTATTACTTGTTCCGGTATAATAAGAACCACCGGTGTACCAACCTACATCACTACTGTTCCCACCTTTCAATCCGTTGAAGGCTTTGTATGGGTAATAGGTAGAATTAAAATTACTCGCACTCACCGTGTAACCCGCCGTGGTCGCCGCCGTCATCGCCACCTCCGGATACTTCGTCAGTGGCCTATCGTGCTTGGGCAAGTCCATGACGACGTCATCCCCCGCGAAGAATTCCGCACCCTTGGCCATGCCGAGAGAGCCAGCCACCTGCAACTTGGCGGACGTCGGGGCGGCACCCACACCCGTGGCGGCTTCGAAGAGTTCGATTTCGGCGACGGAAAAATTCACATACGGGCTATCCACTCCCGCCGCAATGGTTTCTGCTAAGAAGACATACGATGAGTAACTATGTGTCGCATGTACATCTACTCTGTTAGGTTCGTTATCCGTCCAACTATTCAGGTTTAGGTTTGAGAATGAACCTATTTGAGTCCATGTGACATCATCATTACTCGCAAATACGCGCCCTGATTGAGGAGCTCTAAGCCTATATCCACCAAGTTGATTGTAAAAATTGAAGTGTGATAATATGATGGACTGTGGAAGTTTTATTTTAATCCAAGAACCATTTACCCCTTCGAATGAGTCCGTGCCATTCGCGACACCATTTACATAATTACTATCACTTACCCAATTATCGGTTGCATTAGAAATAGTATTGTTGAATGCTTTATAAGCAGTTGAAGAATAGTTATAAGAACTAGAACTCGCAACATACCCCTCACTCTCATTGGCCTTGAGGGGCACCTTGGGCCACTTGATGTACCCCGTTTGGAGGGTCTCACTCGAGAGGTCACCGGAGATGTGCACGTTCTCCATGCGGGTCACCGGCTTTTCGGCGAAGAGGCGCCATTCCATAAAATCTAAGTATCCTCCATCATCGGTCAAATTCGACACACACATTCTGAAGTATTGATAGGGTGTTGTGGCGTTAACGTCGATACGTGTCCACGTAGAGGTTGTGTATGTTTTACCACTGAACTCCGTGATTTTGTACCAGTGTTCTCCGTCGTTTGAACCAAGGATAGTACCTGTAGCCGGTGATCGGTCAGTACCTGTAGGATACACATTTGAATGACTGAGAAGTATAGGATATGGGAGTTTGAGTTGTAACCATTCACCAACGTGGCGAGTTCCACCAACATCGGTTGTTGAATAAGTACCATTGTGTGCATATGGAGTAGTCGTCGAATACGACGTAGTGCTCGACGCCCAACGACTATCAGTGGTGTAATCAAAGGCTTCCCATGGAAAATAACCATTGTCACCTGTATAATAACTACTCGCACTCGCCTCGTAGGTCCCGTGACCCTCCACGTAGGTGTGGTAGTCCGTCATGGGTTCCACCGGATGTTCGGTGAACCCTCGCTCCAGACCCGAATCGATGACTTCATTCGTTGAACTGTTCCACGCCACGATATTTGCCGAGGCATTGGAGTACGTGAGTGTTGCGTTGAGTGTTCCGACATTGGCGGAGCCAAGGACGTCCAATTTGTACGCTGGTGCGTCCGTCCCCACACCAACATTCGAGGTTGTCGTATCCACAAACAGATTGGCCGTTCCAACCTCAAGGTTTGAGGTCGTGACCACGTTACCAGCCACCACATTACTGTTCACCGTGACCGCGGACACCGTAGACGCACTGATGGCATTGGACCCGAGGATTTCTCCGTACACGCCTGACGTGCTCACGAGGTCTCCACTGAATGTCCCCGTAGACGCACTGATGGCGTTGGACCCAAGGATTTCTCCGTACACGCCCGACGTGCTCACGAGGTCTCCACTGAATGTCCCCGTAGACGCACTGATGGCATTGGACCCAATGATTTCTCCGTACATGCCCGACGTCGCCACGACGTTCGTGGACTTTGTGTTTCCCGCGACATCGAGGGTGGCTGTGGGTGCGTTCGTGCCTATCCCGACGCTTCCGCCGATGTACGCGATGTTACTACTGTTTGGATCCTTGAACCATTTGTCGCCGTTGATGAACTTGAGGTTCTTGATTTTGCGGGGCGCCGAGGCCCCCGCCTCGTGGTAAAAGACGACGTAGCCTGGATCGTCTCCGTAAACGCGGGGTCTAGGACCACTGGTATCCACGTAGTGGTACACGGCTTCGCCATCGACCGCGACCGCGAACGTGTCCCGTTCGAAGAGTACGAACAATTTGCGCCATGCACCCGTGTTGAGTGTACTGGGGAGCGTCGCGGAATCGATCTGGGTCCCATCGTACGAGAGCGTGAGCGAGGTTCCATCGAGACCCAACGTGTACCCATTGGTGATGGCGGTGTTCGTATTGTTAAAAAAGTTGAGCTTAAACGTGTGGTCCCCGAGCCCATCAGTTGCTGGTTCGAGATACACGTCTGCGGTGAATGCCCACGCATTGGGAAGTTTGAGTGCCCAATTGTGGTAGGTCGTGGCACTACTGTATTCGGTCGTGTCCGAAAGAAGAACGGTGTTTCTGGCGACATTATTGAGAACCGTGTCGAACCCGGTCGCCTGTTGAAACTCCAGTTTGGAAACACGCACGATGGCATTCGTTATGTCCAAAATACCATTCGGTGTGTTTATCGACATTTAATATATTGGGAGAGAATTATTAAATGTGAGTGACTCACAGTGGAGAAAGACAACTCCTAGGGAGTTGGGGGAAAGACATCTATTATGATGACGACATTTAAAAGTTAAGGACAATTACCTTTTAAATGTGGATCGAAAGTGTCCTCGAACATTCTCAAAGAGAACTTGAACTTCTTGGTCTAAATCATATCGGTCTCGATGCGACGGTTCTCGACTTCATAAAGGGACTCCACGAAAAGTTAGGAAACCAACCGTCCGCCATGATGTCCGTCGTGAAGTACGTCGAACAACTCATCAATAAGAAGCCCATTGCACCCATTACTGAAGCCGACTTTGACCAGGATGGTCGTTGTAAACGCTACGAGTACATCTATAGAGCCACGGATGGCAGGTACTACAACGACCGGGCCGTTGTTTTTAAGAAGGGACTGGACTCTCAATACATTTATCAAGGTCAAAATAGGTCCAAGAGAGAAATAACACTGCCCTATATTCTACACGAGGACGTGGTCGCACTGGACGTGCATGGCCTTGATGCCACCCTCTAGTTCTCTCAAATACGTGGGAACCTCCCTCGTTTGTTGGGTATAGTGGGATTGTAAGTTTGAAGTCACTGGTGCGATGGTCTGCACGACGTACGCCGCACGCTGCTCGGGTGTGAGGGCAGCGTACTGCTCCACGCGAATAGACGTGTTTGAGGCTTCATTGTAAAAGTTTGTGTACCCAGGGGTGACGACGTACTCCGTACTCAAGTTGGCGTATTCAGCATCTGTTATGTTGGAATACGTGACCTCCTCGACCACGGAGATGTTTGAGTAGTGCGTCACGACCTTTGTGTACTCTGTGTGCACATTGGCGTCATAGACATCTGAACTCACATTAGAGTAAACAATCACTGGCTCGTACCCTTCTATCTCCACGGGAGACGTATTGCTGATGTACACGGGTGTGTACCCTTCCTGGACGTCCGCGGCCAAGTTGGTGTATTCGCCAACTTGTACGTTCGTATAGACATTGACACCGTCATAGATGACGACATTTGAATAGTGGGACACGGTATTGCCCTCGTAGTGCGAAATGGTACTAGAGGTCCAATAACAGTTCTCTACGTAGCCCGGCTCCTCAGTTTCACTCGTCGTGAGCACGTTGGACTGAGTGACGGAGACGATGTTTGAATAGTAGGTCTCTGTCTTCGAGTTTGCAAACTCACAACAATCACAAATGGTGACTACCGCTGGTTCACCCTTGGTGAAATAGCCCTGGATACTAGATGCCACGAGACCATCACCCGGTTGTAGTGGACCGCCTTCATCGGTGACCCAAACACTTTGGGCCTTCCAGGTTTGCGTGTCTTCATCCCACTCGTACCTGTTCTTGTCATCTGGTCTGGCTACTGGTGGATACCATTGAAGGTTATCATCAAGGGTCCACGATGGATAGGGTTGAGGTCGCGAGAAGTTATCTTTGTCTGGGTGGTAGATGTATCCCTTACCTGCGTATTTTTTACCTGGAGTATTTTTGTACGTTCTTACCCATGTTCCACCCAGACGATTTTCACACCAAAGTTTACTCTCTGCCAAAGAAACTTTAATGACTTCGTTGGTCTGAGGGTCTATTTCTGCGAAGTGAGGCATATTCTATACTTATGTGAGATATCTTATTATGACAATTCCGTCACCACCATCGCCACCCGTGTTCAATTCTGGGTCAGTACCACCTCCACCGCCACCTGTATTATCTGTGCCATTTTCTGCGTTGACACTAGTACCACCACTGCTGTAACCATATGTTGTTCCCGCACCTCCACCCCCTTGGCCACCAAATCCACCGTATGTTTCTCCAGATGGTCTAGTGTAAGTCGTATTGTCATTCTGATTTAAACCGCCGCCACCACCACCCGCATAATACGTTGCTGTACCTGTAATACTAGATTGGACACCGATACCACCATTTCCACCGTATATTTCAAATCCATCATTACCAGCCCCACCCGCACCACCTCCACCACCGGCGCCACCTAAACCCGATCTACCGGCACGACCACCACCATTACCTTGTCCAGACGTACCACTTGTTCTAGTTGAAGAATTGTTGTCATACCCATGCCCACCTCCGGAACCACCATCCGAACCAACGCGAGAACTTGCATTTCCACCACCACCTTTCCCGCCACCATCAGCAGTGTACCCAAGTGCTGTACTATCGGTACCACTAAAGGGATCGTCTTTTGCATTGTTACCCCCTCCACCTCCACCGGCACCCCCAGGACCGACTGTGATAGCATATGTACCTGCTGTTAATGTGATACTACCAGTCAAGAGACCACCGGCACCACCCCCACCCGAACCCCCACCCCCGCCGCCAGCAACGATGAGGTATTCAACATCGCCCCCAGAATACACCATGAAGTCGTCATCAGTCGTGAATGTGTGAATGGTATATCCATCGGCGTATGTCACTGTACCACCCGATGCACTCACACCCCCGATAGTCGACCAAATTGTCCCATTGTACACTTGTAATTTATTTGAAGATGTGTTAAACCTTATCATACCCGTGGTACCAGCTGCTGTACCGTCGATTGGTATGCGTAAAGTTTTATCCACTTGCAAAGGCGCCGCGATGTGGACCGGTTGTGCGATGACGTTGCCGAGGCGACCCATATCGTAGAGTCGCTTGACCTCCGTGGCCGTGAGGGCGACGTCGTAGAGTTTGAAGTTGGAGATGGAACCGTTGAATGCATTACTACCACTTGTTGTTGCACCTATAGAGAAGTTCGTCCCAGTTATATTTGGTGTAAGTGATGAGGAGTGTGTAGTACTTATAGCAGTTCCGTTTATGTATACCTTGACATTCGAAGACGTGAAGGCTCCACCAACGTAAGTAACCACCGCATGATACCATATATTATCTTGTACGACAAGTGAAGATGTTACTTCCTCTCCATATATTGAAACTGTGAACTTTTTGTTGTCACGGAACATAATTAAAAATGCTTGTGATGCTGCTGCAGTTCCCATAAATGTTAGGTAATCATCATCTGCTGCGATGTCTGATTTAAACCAGAAACTTTGTGTATGTGCCCACCCCCCTGTCCCTGTACCACTTCCAATTAAGTAATCATCCGTCCCATCAAACACCAACGCCTTCTCCGTCACATTATACGACGCTCCGTTATACATGAGACCATCCAAGCCCCATCCACTCGTATCCCGAACCACCTCGTTCTCCGTGGGGTTCGTCGAGGTGTTGTATTCCACCACGAGCCTGTCCCGTCGGGGTGTGTCGTCCGCGTCGAGCGGTGGCCCGATGCGAGGCACCGTGAGGTTTTTGGTGAGTTTGAGTTCCCCGTCGTGGAGGGTGGATTGACCACGCTCGCGGGTGCCGAAGAGGCTTATGTTACTCAAAGTAACTTCTTGATCACCACTTCCTCCTCCTTGGTTTTCTTCCCAAATAAAAACGTATTTACTGTAATACGTATCCGAGTACACATAAAATGGACTTGAAGTCGATCCATAACCCGGTGAAGATACGTTATCAAATATCTTCAATAATGTCCATGTATCGTTTCCATTCGTACCATAAAATGAAAACTTTCTTGGAAACTCATATTCATGTTGTGAGTAAGCGCGCGACGTAATAACAAAACTTTCAATCTTTGTTTTATATGGCATCTCGATTCCAACCCATGGTCCGTCTGGAAAAGTACCGTTGCCATTAAATTTTATTATACCTGTGTTTGTACCACCATTGTATATACCATCTGTACCGTATTCCTGGCTGTCATTTACCCAAAGATTATTTACATTTTTATCGAAAGCATGCCATGCTCCATATCCCGAATTAAAAATTACACCGTTGGGTGAAAATGTTCGAAACACCCCATGTCCATCCATGTAGGTCTCATCGGCCGTCATCGCCCTCGGTGGGAACTCCTCCGATTCGTGAGCCTCGTCCATCACTGTCAAAGCCGCCTCCGGTTCCGTCGTCCCGATACCCACGTGTCCCTTGTACACTGAGACGGACGACGTCGCCCGTCCGAACTGGTCCTTTTGGGCATCCCACAGTTCGAGGGCTTGCTCCTCGTGCAGGTACTTGTCGTACACCCGGAAGTTCGCGACCTTACCGTCCAAGCCCTCGCCGACGTGGGCGACGATGTCGAGGTCTTCTTCGGTGCCGTAGTATTCAATATTATCAATGGCGAAATAATCATTTTGACCCGCTATTTTGCGTACAACTAGTGCAAAATATTTATAGTAGGTCGTAACAGTATCGGCCGAGTAGTTAGTGCCTGTATCTGCTGGTGTGGCACCCACTTCAGACAAAAGTTCGGTCCAATTTGAATCGTCATTTGAACCATACACTTTAAAGTCTTCTGGTGCACGCGTTGAATCGCCGTCTCGTGAATAAAGAGTCATGGATGTCATCAAAACTTTTCTTGGTAATTCGAGTTTTATCCACTCACCATTTTCCGCCCCGGTTCCCAAATTGATAGAGGCGTTATAAAGATAATCGGTGCCATTGTATTCAGTTAATCCAGTTTGATTAACCCAGCCTTGGTATACTCCAGAATTAAATATCCCATTGAAAGCTTTATATGGTCTGTAATCGTATGTAGCGTCATCTCTATAACTACTCGCCGTCACCACATACCCTCTTTGAGCGTACCCGGACATCGCGATGTGCGGATATTTCAGCACTGTCGACGAGACGGGGAAGCGGGTGGTGTCGTTCTCTTTGTGGCCGAAGATCTTGATTTCATTTATGTCCACACTGGTTGAACCACCACCACCTTGTATTTTTTCAACAACAAGTAAAAAGTACTTGTAATATTCACTCTTATTTGAATCCGATATAATGTATGTCTCTGAACCACCCTCAGCAACCGAGGTGGTGACCCATTGTAGGTCTCCATCGAATGCTTTAAGGCGATGCCACGTTGTTCCATCGTTGCTTCCAAGAACAGCACCCGCATATGGTCTCCGTCCAAAATAAGTTTGATTATAAGCAGCCGATGCAATATATACAGATTCTATTTTTAGACGATGAGGCATTTCAAGTTTTATCCATTCACCAATGTAGGTGGTGCCGTCGGCAACAAATGTCCCTTTCGTTGTATTACTCTCACTTATAACACCTGGGGAACCCGTATAATTTCCATCTGCGGTCCAAGCCTGCCACACATTAACAGTAGAACTACCGTCTGGGTTATCATTAAAGGCTGCATAAGCGAGTCGCACGTCACTTCCACCCGAACCACCTTCACTACTCGCACTCACCGTGTACCCACCCTGTGAATAATCCGTCATCGCAAAAGGTGGATAGTCCCCGAACGTGTCTTGCACTTGGGCGTCCCCCAACTTTCGACCGTCGAGGTAGCACGTGCGTAGACCCCCTGCGCCCTGTGTGGCGTACACGAGATTGTGCCACGTGTTCGAGGAGAGGAACTGGTTATCACCACCATCGATCCATCCCAAGTGTCCCGTTTCGGTCAATGAGATGGACGTCTTGGCGTCGCCCTCACCCGCTTCGGTCCCCACGTGGAACAGTGTGGCATTCGAGGTCACGTTGGCACAGTTAAACCACAGGGACACGGAGTGTGGGTGCGTCCCCTCCATCGCAAAGTCCCCGGTAGACATCGTGACGTTCGAGGTCGCGAGGGACGAGAACGACCAGGCGTTCCCGGAGAAACTCTCACTGTTATCGGTGAGTGTGTGTCCCTCACCGGAATAGTCCGTCGGGGTCGAGCCCTTATCGCCATCGATGTACAACTTCACACCCGTCGTATCCGGAAGGTTGAACTGGGACGTGATGGTGGTGTCCACGGAGGTGTCACCGGCGGGTGGGTCTTCTTCGTAGCCGTAGTATTCGAGTTCGATGATGTTCACTACACCATACGCGTTATTTGGTGTTAGCTTCTCAATAACAAACATTACATACGAGTAATAGTTTGTGTTTGTAATACCCGAAAGTGTCGTCGCAATAGAATACTGGTCGCCTTCAAAATTAATTTCACTCCATGTGACATCACCATTATTATATGTTTTTAGTAGATGCCAATTTGTTCCATCATTACTACCTAAAAACGTTCCTTCGTATGGTCTTCTGTCGTCATTAGTACCAGTGGGGATATTTTTATAACTTAAAATATTAATTTCATGTAGTTTGACCTTATTTGGAAACTGAAGTTTTAAGTAATGACCCGTATAAGAAGTGCCATTTTCATCTTGAAATGTTACACCACTTATCGGAAGACCGGTCGTCTGGTTATACCCGTTTTCACCGGCGTCTTCAGATGAATAAAAATACCCGGCAGTAGACACAGGGCCACCGTGTTCCCCCTTGCCATTAAAAACCCTGTATGCCTGTCTATCACTGTACACACTATCCGAACTCACCGTATACCCACCCTGTGTGTACGTGTTAGTCGTGTCATTCCCGTCAAACTCCCCTTCCGTAAAAACAATCTCCGGATACTTCCGCAAAGGCGGCGACGCCCGCGCGTGCGGACCCGTTTGGTCAACCACCGTGTTCCCACCCGTGATGGCCGCCGACGCCATCGCGACCTTCCCTCCGTCGATCGCGAACGATTCGGTGAAGAACCGAAGCTCCGTGAGCGATAAAGTCACGTTCCCGGATGTTTTCGTGGTCACGAGACCGTATTTTTTATAGCTCCCGGACGCATCGACGACGACCGTGGTTTCCCCTGATTCCCAATTTTTGAGTTCGGTCCACGTGATGTTATCGTTGGTCGCGTAGAGATTCGCCTTTTCAGTGTTCCCGGTGAACGTGAGGTGGCGAAGCGTTGTTTTATAAGGAAACTCGAGGGCGATCCAGTGACCCTGTTCCGTAGACGTGTGAAGACGCGCGGTACCCGGTACGTACACACCCGTACCCCCTCCACCTCCGTAATCGGACGACGTTGTCCAAGACGTCGCCCCGGACTTATCGAATGCATTTTCCGGGGACCCGGTGGATGCGGTGACTTTATAGACTCCGTGATTCGTGATGGTCGTCGAGGCACCCGCGAGCGCACTCGGGGGCTGTTCGGAAACGACCGCGAGTTTATTCGAAAAAAGACCGCCTGAATCTTGGAAGACCCCTGTGGAATCGTTCCACGTGACGAGATTGGACCCGATGGTGGCGAGTGGGAGATTGGGTGCATACACATTCCCCGAAACGGTCGCGGTGGTCGCAGTGAGTGTCCCGACATTCGCGGTGCCGTGCACATCCAAACCGAATTCGGGATTGCTTATTCCCACACCCACATTGGACGTCGCGATGACCTTCGTGGCCCTGGGGGTCGCGTTGGTAAAATCCAAGTAGCCGTTTGGCGTACTTACAGGCATTTAATATATCGGGAGAGAATTATTAAATGACTAGAGCGAACGTCGAAGACGTTTAGTTAGGGGCGACGGGCCACACGGGGTTTTCGGGGTCCGTTGTGTTCGACGGGAGGTCACGAAGGGCTTGGCGGTAAACTTTCCATTCTTCTATTTTTTCCGGTGTGAATGGTGAATCTGAAACAGATACAATCCAGTCACTCTCTTTCATGAGATGATTTCTCTTATTTCTAAACAAACGCCACTTTGTTTCTATCAAATTTAGCTTGTGTTTGTTTTGTTCATCTTCGTTTAAATCGAATTCTATTTCATTTGTGTCTGGGTTGCGTGAAATTATTACGAAACGACTATCAAGATGTTCTGGGACAATTATATGCTCTAGATTTTGGGATCTCTGCATGACATCAACATGAGAACCAGTATATCTATCAACTATTTCCAAAGTTTCTGGTATTATAGATATGTATGAATTCATATACTTATGAGGGAGATATTAAAAATCCGGAAAAGTGTGTGTGTGCTCTGTATATGGTATAAGTAGCATCATTTCTGTGGCCAATTGCAATTTGATTGCCTGAACTTAGTTTCAAGGTAACGCTGGAACTTGAGGCTCCAGTGCTTGGGTGCGACCATACGTATTCGTCGCCACCGAGTAATAATGAATCCCATGTACCACTTGAACTACTTCTATACAGAAACGAAAATTGAATACCATTAGAACTATTATTAAAAATTACTGCGTTCAATTGATAATACCCACTAACAGGAGCAGTAAATGCACCAGTTGAGGTTGAATATGATGAACCAACATTAAATTGGGTCTCTTCCAGAATAATCGGGGTGTCTTTATCGTAATTCGCATTCCCATTATCGCTATAAGCTAAAAAAGACGTATTTGCGTGTTTTATATACCCATTTTGATCTATGCGAACCTTTTCACTCCACGTAGAGTACTCGTCAGACGCGCTACTGTGTTTACTGAAACTCAGTCCGTATCCACCCGTCGCGATCTTCCAACGAGCTTGTGGGATATCGTTTATGATGATGTCAGATGCACCACCATTATTACCAAATATGCTTCGAGCGCCTTGTACGTGTAGAGGTGCTTCTGGATCCGTCCTCCCAATGCCGACGTTGCCACTACCAAGAAACGTGGCTATATTTTTATCGGGTGTCTTACCGTAACTATTAGCCACACTAGATCCATCATTTGCACAAATATCAAGGCGACCGTCTGGGCTAAGAGTATGGTTGTCATCAGAACCTAATTTGAAACCAACAGAGACAGAATTAACATCACCACCATCACCTCTACTTGTAAATCGCAAATACTCTGTTAAATTGTGAGTACCTACAAAATCACCTTCTGTGGCACCTGGGTCACTGTTCTTAGCACTCAAATGTAAGTATGTCGCAGGACTATTCGTCCCAATCCCCACATTCCCAGTGAGAGTGTCCACAAAGAGGTTGGCCGTGCCGACCTCGACGTTCCCGCTCACCGTTAACTCCTTCGAGACCTCAACGTTCCCACTCACCGTTAACTCCTTCGAGACCTCGACGTTCCCAGTCACCGTTAACTCCTTCGAGACCTCGACGTTCCCAGTCACCGTTAACTCCTTCGAGACCTCGACGTTCCCACTCACCGTTAACTCCTTCGAGACCTCGACGTTTCCGGAGACCAACGCGTCCCGGCCTACCGAGACGTTCGCCGTCGTTTGGAGACCCGTCGTTCCGTTCGTAGAAATGATCGTGTCCCCAGTCGAATTGTTTTCGTTCGTCACGTGGTCGAGACCGTACGCGGCGACCACGGAGAATTGACCGACCTCGAGATTAGACACGGCCACGTTCCCGTGTATGTTCGTGTGAAAAAGTGTGGAATCATCGATCGTGATCGTGGTATCCGTGTGTTTCCCCGTGGTGTATCCGATCTCGAGTGTATCACTGGATTCATCGAAAATGATCGCGACGTTACTTCCGGTCGCCGTCGATGGACGCGCCATCACGAAACCTATGTCGAGCACGGCGGGGTCAGACGTGTTATTGTTCGCGAGACCGATGATGGGATCGTCGACGTTAACCGTGGTGCTCCGAATCGACGTGAGTTCCCCCGCGACTGCTAAGTTTCCGGTGACAATCACGTCGGTCGCCGTGAGTGCCCCGACATTCGCGGATCCGTGCACATCCAAATTAAAGTCTCCGGGATTCGTGGTATTGATACCGACTCTCCCGGTCGACGCGTTCGCGTAGAGCGCCCCATCGACCGTGAGATTCGATGCGTGAAGATCCGTGAGGTCCGCGCGACCATTGACACTGAGTGCGTTTCCTACGGATACGAGACCCGTGCTGGTATTTACGAAGAGATTCCCGGTTCCCACTTCTATGTTTGAATCGGAAACGAACCCGGTGGTTTCGTTCGTAAACTGAATGGTATTGGACACAGTGTTTCCTATGTTCGAGACGATTTCGAGTGAATACGAGGGCGCGACCGTGATGACACCGAGGGTCATGGCGGCGGCTGCGGCGTTCCCACGAATGGTCAACACATTGGAGCCCGTGTCCTCGACCTGGAGATTAGAACCCACGGAGAGCGTGTTGAGTGGATTCAAATTCGCAACCCCTACATTCGAGGTGGTGACGATTTTACTGCCCCTGAGCGTGGCATTCGTCACGTCCAAAAAACCTGTAGGTGAGTATATAGGCATTTAATATATCGGGAGAGAATTATTAAATGACTGTGAAGGCGGTGGAGTGAGTGTTTAAACTTTTGGGTATTTTTCTTTGATTTCTTTTATCTTTAATTTCCACGCGTCTAGACCTTCGTGGTATATCATATCAAGCTGCTCTTCTATCGGTGGATACTCATTTTTCCTGTGATGAGTTCTGTTAAATTTAAGCATCGATAAAAACATATTTTCATCTGAATACTTTTGTTTTATGGTGGTACGTTCTTCGGGAGTTGCGGTTATACATTTAATGTAATCGTCATCCATTTTATTAATATATTTTATATTTATTTTGCATATAATTTTCCAATCGATTATATTCTTCTGAACTTAATGTCCGGTTGTAAACAATAATCTCTCCACACATCCAATCGGATTTTTCGGTACTAGTCGCGTTTACACTTATTTGGGCATAAGTTTGAGCAATTCCGTCCGTACCAGCACCACTTGTAGTTTGTTCCCACGTTACACCTTCGGACCTTGATCTGTAAAGATTATTCTGATCCGTACCAAGGACCCAGTTTGAACCGTGGCGGTCTGTCGTCGTCGTCATCCATCCTTGGTGGTATGCGACGCCTGATAAACCATCCCAATGTCCAGAAAGCCAATTAATGCCACCTTGACCATCAAGAATTCTTTTTTTATTAGTCCCGTTATACCTCGTCATGTATATGAGTGTGTAGGTAGAAGGTAAGATGGCCGTCGGAAATTTAATAATCGCAGATGTATTTCCATAAAGTACAGGGAATGTAGATCGTGCACCCACGCTTGTCCCATCGTGTGTTGCGTTATAATTTATAGTACCTTCGATACTAATAGCATGGTTACCTTCACCCGATGCATCCGTCCATTGCGAACCCGTCCAATTTTCGGGTAGGTACCAACCGACCAACCCCCTTATCATTGCAGGTGTAAAAGCTTCCAGTATTCTCCACGAATCATCAATTTTAATTACCGCATTTTTAAGCGACGTATTGTAATACATACTACCATTTGGTGATGACGATGGATTTGATGATAATTCACCAAGTACTAACGTTTTTTGATAGACATGAAGACCACCTTGTGGATTCGTCGTCCCGATGCCGACGTTGGCGTTCCTATCTACAATGACAGTTGGTGCTGTCGAATCGCCCGTACCAGAGTAGAGTGCGTTCGTCAATGTCTGACCTATGAAGGAGTCATCGATTAGGAAAGTCGAGAGCGTTGCATAGGCACCAGAGGCATCGTCGGATTTCATAACCTCAAGTGCGTGGTTCCCAGGAACAGTACTCGCCCCCGGACCGTAGAAAATGGCCGCGTATGGGTGTCGGTTAATATCATCAGCAGATGCCGCCAGACGTGTGAGTCCGAGTTTATAGCACGCAGTAATAAGATTTGTTGTCATAGCGCCCTCATATGCATCATAACTCGTCAGTATACCTATCTGTGCGTCCGTCATGGCTTCGAGGGCCGTCGCGAGGTTATTTGAGGCAGTTTCACTACCATGTGTATCATAACTAGTACTACTCACATGGGCGTGTGTAGATGCTGTGATGATCGTGAGTGTAAGACCACGAAGAGCTGTGTTCACGTGAGTTGTGTCACCAATTTTTACAAGGCGGTTCGCGGTGTTATTGTAACCAGTTCCTCTAGCGTACACGGGTGTGATTTCACCTATAGAATTCGTCGACAGCGTTTTCATGCGCACGTCTCCATCGACGTGAAACTTCGACTGTGGTGTGATGGCACCTACGCCAACGTTGCCGTTATTTTTTATAACCATGCGTAAAGTGTTTGAATCGGTATTTCTGAAACCATATTCACCATCCCCCTTGGCATAAAAGTTTATTCCGCCATTTACAGTACTGAAATTTTCTATAATACCGGCATTTGAATTACCACTGGTATGTTGAATATTGAAACCTTCGCCAACCCCATTTTTCAAGACCAACCCCGCACGATTCGATGTACTCGCATTTTCTATAAAAAGTTGTGCACCACTAGCCGCGTCATCTACATAAATGTGGGCCTTTTCAATCGGACTATTCGTCCCAACCCCCACCTTCCCATCACTCTTGATCACCATGTGTGTCGACTGACCTCCCATGGTCTGGAACGCCACGTCTCCCGAAGATCCCGCTGTAAAGTCGGTCCCCGTCTGGATGTAGAGATTACTGTTGTTCGAGTAAAGTCTCGCGGCTGACGAAAGCGTCGAGCCTTCACTGAGACGTATATCTGGTGCTGTTTCCTTGAATACCTGTAAAGGGTAATCACGGTTGGAATCCGTACCTATGCCGACCGCTTCGGTCGCCTCGAGTGAGCTCGCGCGGAACTTGGCGTTCTCGACCTCTAAGGTTCCTGATGGAGCTTCGATAGGCATTTAATATATCTGGAGAGAATTATTAAATGACTGGGGCGTGGCGTGGTAAGAGTTTAGTTAGGGGCGACGGGCCAAACGGGGTTTTCTTTACAGTGAGGAACACTCACTGGAGAGAACTTGGTGTTTAGTTAGTTAAGAAGTTCGAAGAGAGAAATTACATTGCCGTATGTGCACACGACACGTATCGAGCCTTGATGCCGCCCTCGAGTTCGCGAAACATGTGAGGCACCTCACGTGTCTGTTTGGTGTAGTAGGTCTGTAAATTGGACGTCACTGGTGCCACCGGTTGGACCGTGTACTCCACTCTCTGCTCAGGGGTCATAGCTGCGTACTGTTCCACGCGAATCGACGTGTTTGAGGCCTCATTGACAAACGACGTGTACCCCGGAGTCACGATGTACTCCGTGCTCAAGTTGGCGTATTCAGCAGCTGTGATGTTGGAATATGTGACCTGCTCGACCACGGAGATGTTTGAATAATGGGTAATGACCTTGGTGTAGTCAATGTGCACATTGGCGTCGTACCTGTCAGAACTCACATTGGAGTACACAATGACTGGGGTGTACCCCTCGATTTCAACTGGGGACGTATTGCTGACCATGACGGGTGTGAAACCTTCTTGGGCCGTGGCTACGTTCGTATAGACACTGACCCCATCGTAGACGATGACGTTGGTGTAGTAGGCCACCGCATTCCCTTCGTAGTGGGATATGGTACTGGAGGTCCAGTAGCAGTTCTCGACGTACCCAGGCTGTTCGGTCTCGCTCGTCACGAGCACGTTAGACTGGGTCACGGACACGATGTTGGAGTAGTAGGTCTCGGTCGTAGAGTTGGCAAAGTCACAGCAATCGCAAATGGTGACCACGGCGGGTTCACCCTTGGTAAAGTAGCCCTCGACATTGGATGCCACGAGACCGTCACCGGCCTCGAGCGGGCCGTTTTCATCCGTGGCCCAGATATGGGTGTGTTTCCAGGTCTGAGCGTCCTCGTCCCAACTGTACTCACATTCATCATCTGGGTGGGCAACTGGACACTGCCAATGGCACTTGTCGTCAAGGGTCCACGAAGGGTATGGTTGGGGTGGAGAAAAGTTCTCCCTGTCTGGGTGGTAGATGTATCCCTTACTGACCTTATTTGTGGGAGCATGAACCCATACCCCACCGAGGTTGGTTTCACACCACCTTTTACTTTCCGAAACAATAACCCGTAGGACGGTATTCGTCGTGGGGTCAATCTCTGCGTGTTCGAGCATAGTATTTATTGTAATTGAATATTAAAATGTTTGAAGAGATTCTCGCGTACGCCAAAACGGAATTGAGTATCATGGGTCTTGATACGACCGAGTTAGGTCCTACGATCCTTACCCTTCTCAAACAAATGCATAGTTTGACCGGGAACAGACCACGGGTTATGCATGGACTGGTCGGGGTGATTTCAAACCTTATTGATAAAAAACCAATCACACCCATTACTGAAAACGATTTTGATGAGGACGGTAAATGTACGCGGTACCCCCATATCCGTCGAACACCAGATGGAAGGTACTATAACGACCGAGCGGTTGTATACAAGAAAAGCTACGATGACCCCGCGAACCGGTACAGGTACAGCGGGTCTGAATGTTCCAGGCAGGAAATTATGTTACCATATACCGTCCGTGAAACTATTCAAATTATGAAGGGTACCGAATAATCACAATCCCTGAGCCACCAGCTCCAGAAGGTGTTACATCGGTGCCACTACCACCCGTACCCGCAGCACCACCACCACCAGTGTTTGCCATTGCATCCTGAACAGGTTTCCCAGTCGTACCTGATACTAAACAGCTATCGGTGCCACCTCCCTTACCACCGAGTCCGCCTTGAGGGTTGGTTCCTGAACGATTATCACCCAAAGCACCCCCACCACCTGCAAAATACCCATCGTCACCGACCGATGTACCAAAAACGGAACTATAATCGAGACCAATACCACCATTCCCACCTTGTCCCTCTGGATATATACCCGGCGCACCGGCAGCACCTGCACCACCCCCTCCACCACCCCCTCCGTTGTCAACGGTAGTTCCCGATGACGCACCCCCTTGGTTACCTTGGGTTGGTGTACCTATCGATAGACCCCCTTGTCCACTCCCTCGCATCCCGGCACCACCTCCCGACCCTCCATTTAATCCGTTCGTGCTTGATTCACCACCTCCACCTCCACCGACAGCTTCCTCTCCAAAAGCGGTACTGTTATTTCCACTATTACCTGTCGCGACACCAGTAGATGAAGCTGCATTCCCACCTGCACCAATTTCTATCGTGTAAGAACCCGGCAAGACGGTTTCTCCCTCCACAAAAATCAACCCACCAGCCCCGCCGCCCCCACCGAACACGGCTCCACTTCCACCACCGCCAACGATGAGATAGTCAATGTCACCTCCTGAATATACCGTGAACAACCCGGACGTGTTGAATGTGTGGATGGTATACCCACCGGCGAAGGTCACTGTTCCGCCTGTAGCAAACATACCACCACCAATTCCAACCCATACACTACCATCATGCACCTGCAGTTCACCCAAAGTCGTGTTAAACCTCATCATACCAAGCTGTCCCGTAGGCTGCTGTGCCGTCGTCCCAGATGGTATGATGATACCATCCGTACCTCCCACGTGTAACGGTGCTTGTGGGTTGTTTGTTCTTATGCCCACGTTAGATGTCGTCGTATCCACAAACAAGTTCGCTGTGCCGACCTCGAGGTTTGAACTAAATGTTTTTTCACCATCGATGGTCAAGTCCCCACTCTCAAGTGCCGCGATCCTCGATACGTTCGACGAAAAGTCACTCACATTGGAGGACTGGATCGCAGAGATCCCCGAACCGTCACCAACCAAATTGGTAACATTGATAGTAGAAGGTAAACGAGCATTGTCGAGTGTCCCCGAGCTTATATTATCAGCATTCAAGGTTGTGAGTCCCGAACCGTCACCAGACACAGAAGTCGTCGTCAAGGCCCCGACATTCGCGGCTCCGTGTACATCTAATGGGTACCCCGGACTCGCCGTTAAGATACCGACCCTGTTTTGACCCGCATCGACCTTCAAGGTATTTGTGTCGACCGTGAGATCACCGGAAAGTGTCATGGATCCACCCCCGTAAATATCCTTGGCGACTCCGAGACCCCCGTCTAACGTGAGTGCACCGGTCGACGTACTCGTAGAGTTAGTAACATTCGTGATCACGATGGGGTTCGAAGTGGTATTTGCACCCACACCGTCTGTGACGGCTTGGAGACCACTCGAGGCAGACGAAGAAATGCGGAAACTTTGGACCGTGAGTTTATTAGACACCACGGCGTTCCCGAGGACGGTCAAAACCGAAGTTCCCGTGTCCTCGACGTACAGATTGGAACCGACGTCCAAATTGTGTGTGGGTGCACTATTGGAAATACCCACACTCCCCGAAGATGTATCCACAAAAAGGTTGGCCGTACCTACTTCAACATTCCCCGAAATCTTCGCTTCCCCTACAACGTCCAATTCAACAGAGGGAGTTGTCGTCCCCACCCCCACATTCCCCGTCGTCGTATCCACAAAGAGGTTGGCTGTACCCACCTCCAAATTTGATTGGATACCGTTATCGAGGCTTATTTGTGCCGTCGTATTCATGATACCACCATCGATGGTAAACGATTCCGCGAAGAGTTTCCATTCCCCGATGTTCGCCGTCGTCGCACCCACAGTTTGCGTCGCCACGAGTGCGTACTGTTTGTATGCGACGGACGCATCCACGGCGATGCGTTGTGTATCCGTGAGACTCGAAGGTGTGAGTCCCGTCCAAGCCTTGATTTGAGTCCACGTAGTATCATCGTTCGATGCATACAAGCGTCCCGCCGTTGGGAAAGAATCCGTGCTCACGGCAGGTAACAGAGAAATGTGTCTCAACTTAGCCTTATATGGGAGAGTGAGTTCTATCCAGTCTCCGAGCACACCACCCGAGTGGTGTTCCGCGACACCGTTGTACACGTTATCCGTACCGGTGTAGTTCGCCGCGGATGCCCACGTACCCGTGGATTTATCGAAAACGTTTTGTCCCGTTCCGGTGGATTGGTCGACACTGTAAGTACCGTGTTGTGCGATGACTGTGGAAGCACCCGTCAGTGCACTCGGGGGTTGTTCGGACACGATGGCAAACTTATTGGAAATGAGTCCACCGGAGTCCGTGAATTCACCCGTCACGGCATCGTACGTGACCACATTGGTCGCGAAATCTGCGACACGCATGTTTGGAATAAGCACGTTTGAATTAAATTTCAAATTTCCACCAATTTCTATGTTTGACGTGACATTGAGACCTGTCGTCGCGTTTGTCAGAATGATTGTATCCGGTGTTTGGTTATACGCTTCAGTCACGTGATGAAGACCGTATGAAGGTTGAATGGTCGCTTCGCCGAAGCCGAGCGTCAAAGCACCCATGTACGTGTTTCCGTTTATCACCAAAACATTGGAACCCACGTCGTCCACGTACAAATTCGAACCCACACTCAATTCGTGTTCGGGTGCACTGTTTGCGATACCTACGTTACCGGAAGTCACTATACTGACCGCGTTATCAAATTCAACCGTGTTTGCGGTAACATTTCCGTTGATGATAATTTGTTCAAAAGTAGATGCGATGTTTGTGAGGTACGCGCCATCCCCAATGAACCGTGTCGCGGCGACGTTACCTACGACGTTGATCACGTGCGTTCCATCGTCATCCACATACAAATTAGAACCGACACTCAAATCGTGTTCGGGTGCACTGTTTGCTATACCAACCGCTCCAGTCGTGACGATACTGATTGTGTTCTCGAATTCGACTGTGTTTGAGGTAACATTTCCATTGATGATAATTTGCTCAAAAGTAGATGCAATGTTTGTGAGGTATGCGCCATCCCCAATGAATCGGGTGGCTGCGACGTTTCCAGTGACGTGTACCACATTTGATCCAGTATCATCCACGTACAAATTCGAACCGACACTCAAATCGTGTTCGGGTGCACTGTTTGAAATACCGACATTACCCGTGGCCACGATGGACGTTGCATTTCTAAATTCAACTGTGTTTGATGTGACGTTCCCATTGATCACAATTTCTTCCAAGCTAGAGGCGATGTTCTCGAGGTAAGAACCATCCCCGATGAAACGCGTGGCGTATACATTACCAGTCACATGGATAACATTCGAGCCGTCGTCATCCACATACAAATTGGACCCAACACTCAAATCGTGTGTGGGCAAGGCATTCGCGATACCCACGTTACCCGTAGTAATGATACTCGTCGCGTTTTGGAATTTAATCACATTAGAACCCGTTTGGTTACCGTTGATCAAAATTTCTTCCAAACTCGATGCGATGTTAGACAAATAGGCGCCATCCCCAACGAATCGCGTGGCCACGACGTTTCCGGTGACGACCACCACGTTATCTCCATCATCGTCCACGTACACATTGGAACCAATCGCCAAATCGTGTTCGGGTGCACTGTTTGCTATACCAACCGCTCCAGTCGTGACTATACTGATTGCATTTTCGAATTCAACCGTGTTGGATGTGACATTTCCGTTGATGATAATCTGTTCAAAAGTAGACGCGATGTTTGTGAGGTATGCACCATCCCCAATGAACCGCGTCGCGGCGACGTTACCCTCGACGTGTACCACATTTGAGCCGGTATCATCCACGTAAAAATTTGAACCCACGCTCAAATCGTGTTCGGGTGCACCGTTTGAAATGCCGACGTTACCATTGAAATATGCATTTTGTTGTATAGTGATGGTGTTTTGTACATCGACATTACCCAAAATGTTCAACAAAAATATGTTGCTGTCGGGTAACACGTGGTTATCTGTGAATGAATTTTGTGTGTAACCCATCGAGAACCTGTCTTCATCCCCGTGGTGAATCAAACCGATGTTGTGTCCCGGGTGTTCTATGATGATACCCGCATCGAAATCGTGACTCGGGTTATTGTTTGCGAGACCAATAATTCTGTCTTGTATCACCAATTCATTCGACGAAACCACGTAGCTGTTACCGGTGACGAATAAGTTACCCGTAATTTCAGTATCGGCGCCAATGATGATGTTTCCGTTATCTCTTCGAATGGATGAGTCCACGAGATAGTTATCCGCACCCACGACTGGGATGCGATTCACGGTCAATCCACCCACTGAAATGTTTTGATCTATGTTTACGTTACCGGCCGTAGTGAACCCAGATGCGGTTATGATGTTAGACACCGTGTTTCCGGTATTCACGACTTGTTCCAGTGTTTGGAGCTTTGTGAGTAAATTTTCGGGTGCAATCTTCTTCATGTCGTTATTGGTTTCATTGACGTACACGTAGTTAGGAGATGAAGATATGGGTGCGTTTGGAATGTCATTCGAACGCCCGACACCCGTGACAAATACGACACCGTTATTAGCGTGCGCTTTTATACATATACCAACGTTTTGTATTTGATCATTGAGACCATATGGTTTCGAGTTCATGACATTACCCGCACTCGTGTTGCTCACATAGACGGTTTGACCTTCTGTGAACCCAAGTGTATTAATACCGGTCACCTTACCATACGCCACAGCGACACCTTCTTCTCCGGGAGCCACATTTTCGTGGATGAGACCGATGGCTGGCATGGTTGATGAACTGTCCGCCTTAGCCAGTGCGACGTTTGCCACGTTATCGTTAAACGAATCTACAATGTACACTACATTACCTTTATGAAGTGTATCACCTGTGGTGTTGTGTACTTTTATGAAGTTGTGTATATTGAACTCATTTACCCAATTCCCATCATCATACACGAGAATGTGATCCTTTTGTGGACTCGTGATGGTTACATTTGTCAATTGGTCAAGTTTGACTTCAACGTTTGATGTTAAATCGGTTGTGAACGCAGTCGTTGGGTTGGTAAATTGAACCGTCTGTGTGGTCGCATTACCCTTATCCGATACGACTTGGAGGGTTACATTCGAAAGAATACCACCGTCCCCGTAATACGTGTTTGCGTGCACGGTGTTAGACGCGACGTCTTCCGCGGTGAGCGTTTGGGACACACGGATGTTTCCGGTGACGTCTATAGCATTAGTGGACAAATCATCAATGACGACATTGGAACCAATGTCCAAAGCGTGTGACACGGACACATTCCCAATAGCTACTATGACATCTTCGGCCAAATCATCGATGATGACATTTGAACCCACATCGAGCCCTCTAGAAACCGATACATTCCCGGTAGCCACAATCACATCCTCTGCGAGGTCATCAATGACGACATTGGAACCGATGTCCAAGGCGTGGGACACGTACACATTCCCAGTAGCTACTATGACATCTTCGGACAAATCGTCAATAACAACATTCGAACCAATGTCCAAAGCGTGGGACACGGACACATTCCCAGTGGCTACGATGACATCTTCAGCCAAATCGTCTATGACGACATTTGAACCAATGTCCAATGCATGGGATACAGAAACGTTCCCAGTGGCTACGATGACATCTTCAGCGAGGTCATCGATCACGACATTCGAACCAATGTCCAATGCGTGAGACACCGAAACGTTCCCAGTGGCTACGATGACATCTTCGGCTAAATCATCTATGGTGACGTTTGAACCAACATCAAGTCCTCTAGAAACTGCGACGTTCCCAGTAGCCACGATGACATCTTCAGCCAAATCGTCGATGACTACGTTTGAACCGATATCCAAAGCGTGAGACACCGCGACGTTTCCAGTGGCCACTATCACGTCTTCACTGAATTCATTTATCAACACGTTTGAACCCACGTGTATGTGTTCCGATGCATACATACCACCGATGACAGACACGACATTTGATTGAAGCGTGTCGATGAAAACATTTGGACCCACAGTGAGTTTACGAGACGCGTGTATGTTTCCTTGAACAGAAATTTTATCACTCGCGAGTGTGTCTATGGTCACATTTGAACCAATGGTCGATTTTCGTGTCGTGTGAGTGTTCCCCGTAGCCACGATGACATCTTCGGCGAGGTCATCAATTACGACATTGGAACCTACGTCTAGCCCTCTAGAAATCGCGACATTCCCCGTAGCCACGATGACATCTTCGGCGAGGTCATCAATTACGACATTGGAACCTACGTCTAGCCCTCTAGAAATCGCGACATTCCCCGTAGCCACGATTACATCTTCGGCGAGGTCATCAATCGCGACATTAGAACCAACATTTACTGCTCGGGAAGTGTATGTGTTACCTGTCACATGTATGACGTTATCCACATCATCATCTATAACGACATTTGACCCCACGGTAGCGCGCGTCGATACATCGAGTGTGTTAGACACGTCAAGGTCACCATACACCTTCATTTGTATCAAATTGGATGTATCCGGTACCAAATCGACTCCAGATGCATCGCTTTGTGTGAAACCGACCATGAATTCATTTTCGTGTCCACGATAACCCAAACCTACATTTGTTCCGGGTTTGGTCATGATAACACCCATATCCGTCGTCCCAAGTGTGTTATTGTTCGCGAGTTCTATGATTGCGTCATCCATCACCACATTTTCTGTGCGAATAGAAGTCACTACACCCGTAACTTCCAAGTTTCCGGATACGCGTGCATCTCCGGTGACACGCAATTCACTTGTTTTAGTAGTACCAGTGACGTTTAGAATCACATCACCCGTGTCGTCTACATATAAATTTGAACCCACATCTAAAGTGTGTGTGGGTGCGCTATTTGAAATACCAGTTTTAGTGGATTCGGTAATAAATGCGGTTTCGCCCCTGAAAATCATTGTATTCGACGTGACATTACCGTTTATGGTTACGTCTTCTAAATCAAAATTAAGTACATCCGATGCCAAAACACCAGAGTCCATAATCTCTTTAGTTGTCGTGTTATACGTCATCATCGTAACGTTTGTATCAAACAAATCGGGTTGTTCTCGGAGAGGTGTCATGTACACCGCCCCGGGTATGCTCGCATCTATTTGAGCATTACTCGCGTTGAATACAATTGTATTTTCCGCCTGGTCGTCTGTGCAGTTCTTACCAAACCTAATTTTGGTGGATCGCTCCACCGTCGGTAAGTTCTTAACCATTTAATATAGTGTTGCATTTTAATTTGCATAAACAAGTCCCGCCATACCGTTTTGTATACGTAATATGTTGTAATTTACTGCATATATTGGGTCACGGATTGGTGCATTTTCGCTCATGATTTTTGCTGAATCGAGTCTACTGAAATTTAACGTACCTGTGGGTTGAAGAGAGCTCGTAGATAAGCAAAAGCAATACAAAAAGAAATCTGGAGACGTGACAAAATTCGTGTGATAATAATTCATTACATCTATGTAATGTGGTTTACCCCACCTGTATTTACCAACATCTAAACCATTAATATTCAATTTAACCTTGTTTGTCGTGGAAGTCAATGCACCTTCCGTCGTCGTATCGGAAGACGCGAGATACTTTACTGGGTGATTAAACGTGAGTTCTTGTATCGTTTCACCAGATGGAATGTTCTTTTGCACTTGTGTTATCAACATTTCGTGATTTCTGGATACGAGGTTTCCTCGCTCTTCGTTGTCCAAATAATAATAGTTTGCATACATTTCTACATTGTAGTTTCCGGCGTCTGGCCCCCAATGTATGCGCATTTCAACATCGTGATAATGTAAAGCTACGATCGGTAAAGCGCATTGAGGACCTTCACAAAAGAAGAATCTAAATGGATAAAAATAAGAACGGGCGCTCACACCCGGGTGTGTTCCGTTTGAGCTCTTAGATACATTTTGTGCAAACGTATCGATGGCGATTTTTTCGGTAAAAATGCCATCTTGTGCGTCAATGACATGCCCCCCTATCAATATTTCAGCCTTTTCGACAATTCTGTCCCATCTTTGGGTATCGAGTGCTTGATTGTTATCATCCAATGTGAGATACACGTATCCCAATAAATCACCAGTTTTTTCAAACTTTACTGATGACATAGCGTTACTTTTCACATTCCCCTGTATGGTCTGCTTCTCGACGGACTGTGAAAAATTTGAATGCCGTTTAAACGTCGACGAGAAAAATGAAATCTCTGGCTCACCCATGATGTGTTCATCTTGGGCTCCGATGGCTATCAATTGAACGACACCCGCCGACATTTATAATAATAAAAGGTAAAAAATGTACGTACCTAACGCCCAGACTCTACGAAGGGCATGTTCCTGTTTTTGCAGACAAATTTAAAAACAAAAAAGTTGTCGGCGCCATCCGTGATGGTGGCGCCATTTTCATCCCTGAGTGTAAACGTCAATCTATCGAGTTTTCTGATTGGCGTGACATACTGAGATAACACGTCGTATTCGTTTTTGAATACGATTGGATTGGAACCACCCTGAATCAATGTACCGAAGCCATTGTTCAAAGTGGTCATACTCGCTTGACCTTCAAAAACATTAGAAGTTCTTTGTGCGAAATTCGTGTTTAATTCATTGATCGATATGTGACACACATTAGAACCAGCTGCATCAATTCTCGCAGTGGAGAGTCGAGCTTGGACGATGTTTTCGAGTGGCTGGGTCAAGTGCACTGTGAAAGTATTTTTACTATCTTGGCCGATGGTATCCACCGTTATGGAATGATACTCATACTCAAAATCTGGTAATTGTGCACGCGTAGCAGTCACAAGACTCATTTACAATAGCTTAGATTAAAGATCCACCAATTCCACCGACAATCTTGGCGTCAGCGCTTCTGCGAACGAACGCTTGGTCACCACAGATACCACCTGGAGACAAAGACTTGGTGTAGTACGCGGAGTCCTTGGATCCTGGAACACACTCGATCTTGTGCTCCAAGTCAAAAATGGATTCGGCAGCGCCTTCGGGGGCTGGTTCGATGTTGATTGGTCTGGGCTGGTACCCACTGCGAACACCCGCGAAGGTCACGATGACCGACAAGAGGCAGAACACAATGACGATGGCCGTGAGGGTGTTTCGGTTTGTGGCGTTAAGATTCATTTATTATGTATCCAACATTTTTATATAAAGTGCGTTAAAGAATTTGGATTACTTTCAAAGTACAGAGTAATGGACGGTGAAATCGTGCTCGACCGGAGTCATGGTCATGTCATGAAACTAGATGATGATGAACAGGCGCTGATGGATGAGATTGAGATTGAAGCCCCGCGTCCACGTTCTGCCAAACTTGTACCCAAACCAAGTGTGTATCGCCCACCACAGCGTGCGGCACCAGAAGTTCAAGAAGACATCGATGCCTTCGCGAATCCAACGAAACAGAGTGCTCCTCCACCACCACAAGACGAACCAGTCGATTACGGTGAATACGAAGAGGAATACGAGCAGCAGCCATACATGCAGGGTGATTACGCCATGCAAGAAGAAGAACGTCCGTCTCCTGGATACAAAAGCATAGACGAGGAGAAGGCGGATCTCGTAAACAAGCTCAGTCGTCTCGAAAAGAAGGGGTTCACCGTGAATAAGCGTCTCAATGTGTACTCGAACATTGATGATCTTAGAACCGAAGTGAAGAGAATTACCTATAGTATCGATGTAGACAAGTCTATCAAGTTCTCCAGGCGTATGCTCATCGCGTGTGTCACAGGCCTTGAGTTTTTGAATAAGAAGTATAATCCATTTGAGATTCAACTCGAAGGCTGGTCTGAAAACGTGATGGAAAACGTAGACGACTACGATGAGGTGTTTGAAGAACTTTACGTCAAGTACAGAACGAAGATGCACGTCGCTCCAGAAATCAAGCTCGTGATGATGCTCGGTGGTTCAGCGATGATGTTCCACTTGACGAACAGTATGTTCAAATCCGTGATGCCTAACATGAATGATATCCTCAAGCAAAATCCAGGACTCGTGCAAAACATGGTAGATGCCGTGAAGAACACGACACCGAGAGGTGCGACGGAAGCGCCATCCAGTGAACCATCGGGTGAACGCTACGAAATGAAGGGTCCTGGTATCGATATATCCAGCTTGATGGGTAACATCATGATGCCCCCGACACCACCCATGTCTACGTCGGCTCCACAGCCGATCCCACAAGTGGACGACGATGACGACGATGCAATTTCAGACATCGTAGAAGCCCCAGAAGAAGTTGAAGAGGAAGAGGACGTCAAAGAGGTCAAGGTCTCAGGAACCACTAAGGGAAAGCGTGGTCGTAAGAAGAAGTCAGTAGAAATAAATTTGTAAGCGTACAGTATAAATGATAGGGTACTGTCCCATCGAGGAAGAGGCGCCAGTGCGCCAAGTCCCTCAGATGCGTGCTCCATCTCAGAGAGCCCCAGCGAGGGGTTCTCGAATGGAAGACACGGAGACGAA